TATATTTTCCAAATTAGGTTAAACATTATCTTCTTGTCATTTTTACTGAATTTATAGCAGAGTTATCTACTTCTTCTTCCCATCCTGCTACTTCAATTTCCCAAGTGTCATTTGCACTTGCAGTAGAATCATAAGCACTCCCACCAAATCTTATTTGAAGTCCTCCTGCCAAAGGTTGATAATCTCCATCTATTGTTTCTGCTGTTACTACTTGATTACCTTCATTCACACCTAGCTTATCATTTCCCTTTGTCCAAACAGAGTATGTTGCAGTTCCTATAGCTCCTGCATCTATAATTTTAACTTTTATTACATCAAAAGAGCCTGACCATCTACCTCTTGTATCTACAGGTCTTAATGCTCCTGATATAGTTCCTACATCTCTTATAATTCCTTTTGATGAGTCCCCTGTTGTTTGCCAAGATAATGCTGCTTTCCCTTTATTTAAATCATCTATATTCTCTTGTGCTTCTTCCATCATTTTATCAGCTGCCTCAGAGGTTGGGTCATGGCTTCTTATAAGGAATGTTGCTGCTAATAAAGCAGTTGTTCTAACTATAATATAATCAAAATTTCCTTCTTTATCTTTTAATTGCTCTTTAGGTAGATTGGGATCTAATTTAGCATCTAAATATCTACTAGCATTTGCTGTTATTCTTGTTATTAAAGTAGAAAAATCTTCTCCTGCCTCTATATTGTGGTCAGACAATGTTAAAGAATTATGTATTAATATAATCATATCTGCATCATCATCATATACAAAAGCATGAGCATCATGCCCTGTTGAAGTAGCATCACCAATGTCAGCACTTGCATCTATAATTTTAAAAACTTTTGCCCCTGAAGAATGTATAACAGAACTTGTGTTAAAAAGCCCTCTCATTGATGCAGGAGTTCCAACTGTTAGAGTTGCACTAGAAACACCTGAGATATAAATGTATTCATTGTTTATTTTTATTATATCACCTATTTCTATGCCATGACTGCTACCACTCATAGTAATACTTCCTGCCGAAGCACTTAACTCTGCCCCCAAAGTATCCACATGTGTTCCACTATTGAATGTTAGCTTATTAACCTCTACAGAATCTATAAATAATTGAGTTACAAGCCCTGTATTATGACAAAATCCAACATCTAAATCGCTGTCATATACATCTGTTAATCCCCCATTATCAAATCCACTTGAAATCCACCCATAGATAGATCTTTTAGTATCAAAAGAATCTACTTGAGGAAATACATCCTTCAATTGTCTATGTGTGCAATATGTTGGTGCTGTTGCCATTTAATTCTCCTTAAATTCTAATTTTATGGTGTTCGTGTTTTTGGTGGAAAACCTAATAGGTTTATATTTATATAAGATTCCACTTGATCATTAACACTTCTAGCTGCTATTGATTCTATGGTATTAAAGGAAGATGTACTTACTGAACCTGTCAATGCACTTGCATATCTAGCTCCAACTACAAATTGTGCATTTGGTTTTGCAACAAAATCTATAGCACCAGTTTCATAGTCTATAATGCCCCTTCCAAGTTTACCAACCAGATTTCCTTCACCATCATCATACAAAAAAGAATCTATATTTGTATTCGATTGCCCTGTAGAAGTTGTTTTTATAGTGTCATCAGGTAATCTAGCTGCTACTGCTGTTTGCACTTTAGTTAAAGCAGGGACTCTACCTACTCCAAAAATATTAGTAACACCTGAAGGATTTCCAAGTGCTATAGCAGAAGTAGACAGGCAACTTCCTGATGTAAATCTTATATCCCCATTTACAATACCTACAGTTACTTTCTTTTCAAATAAATTCCCTGCTGTATAGTATTGAGTATTAAGAGCATCCTGTATTTTAGTTAAAACACCATTTCTTCCACCAAAATTAGTATTACTTGAGTCTATAGTAAAAGAAAGGTCTACAAATTCACTTGAACCATCTACTGTTATATTAAACCCATAAGTTGTACCTGCTGTTAAGCCTGAGTTAGTTCCTGGGGTTATCCCTGATAGTCCTAATTCTTGATACCCTGGATTATAAAATTTAATAGAAACTGAACCTGGTAGTATTCCTGTTTCAGTATAATCCACACCTCTACCATAACCAAAGAAATTCATTGCTTTAAATTTGCCATCATTATCTGTTTGTACTAAATCATACCCCCCTGTGGCTGCTGTAAATTCATGGTAAGCATTAAAAAATGGAAAAAGTATTGGAGCATCATTAGCATGTGTATCTATTGTAGAACCATGGACTGCTCTTATAACTGTTAAGTTATCAGCACTCACAGAAGTAACTTCCATAATTTCAGTCCCAACTTTGATTAAATCTCCAGCTTTAAAATAATCACCATCATCAACAGCAACAGTTGTAGTTGATGCAGAATTATTTACACCACCATTTAATAATTGAGGATCTGACCCATTAGTAACAGCTAGGTGCATATTAGAATCAGGTGCAGCTTGTGCTAATGGAGTTCCATCTAAAACTCCTGCAACATTGTCTGCTGCCACAACCCTTGACATTGGTAGACTAACAGATTGCCCTGCACTTAATAAAAACTGCATATAAATTGGATTACTTTCTTTTACTTTATCTGCTGACCAATGATTTAACTTAACAGTAACTGCTGATGCTCCACCATCTACATTGCTAATTTCTGCTGTTTGGGGAGAGATCATTTTAGCTGCTGTTGCTGTTGCACTAGAAGCATACAGTTCTGTTTCTGTTGTTCCCACCTTCTGTGTTAAATTTATTGATTCTTTTGTTTGAACTCTTTCAACCCCTGAAGTTACTCTCCTTGATATTGGGTTTGAAGTAACCCCTCCACCACCTGCATAAGGGTTGTCTGATTCTCCACCTGTTCCTGCCATAATTTCTCCTTTTTACCTTAAATGATATTTAACTACTAATTGACAGGTTATATCACCTGTACCACCTTCATTTTCTACGAAAGCATAAATTGCTCTGCCTGCATTTACATCTGCACTATCAATTGTCAAAGTATCTGTTTTCATTGTTGTATTTGTTGCAGACATACTAGAACCAATATGTGCTAAAAGTGTTCCACTTGATAAATCTCCTGTAGAAGCACTTACAGCATAACTATATAAATGAAAATTTAAGTCATTAGATGAATTACAAGTTGCCATAACTCTAATTTCATCAATAGTTATATCGGATTGTATAAACCAAGTACAAGCAACTAATGAACTTGCAGTTCCATCAGCACTTAAATCTAATGATGTAGCAGGATCAGCTCCATTACTAAACATGCTATCGTCTGCTATTATATCATCACCACTATCAGAAAACATCATATTATTACAAACCATTGGATTGTGATAACCTTGTGTTGGACTAAAATCATGTAAACCAAATTCTTTAAATTGAGTATTAACAATATGATCGCCTACTCCTGCCTTGACTAAATCGTTAGTTGTATCAACAGCTAATAAAACATCACCATCTGATGCTCTTACACGAAATACAGATGTGCTGTCAGCAGCAGGATAAATAGCAACTCTTTGATTAGATAATTGTAAGGCTGTAGTATCTCCATCTCCACAAGTTACATCTTTAGTAGTTGTAGATATTCCTGTGTTAGAATTATTAGTGTGTAGTATGTCTTTATATACTTCGCTTAATTTTTTATTTGAAAAACTCATTTTTTATCTTTCTTGCCTTCTTCAGACTCTTTCTTTAAATTTTTTAAATATTCAATAGTTCCCATACATTTAATGTATGCTGTTTCAATACCCTTTAGTTGATTTTCTAGCTTCTCTATTTCTTTCTTATAATCCATAGATTATAATCTCCCTCTATTTTAATTACCCTATGTTGATATTGTTGCAGGTAATGCTATTGCTTTCATAATAAAGTCAGGATACCTGTTCGCTGAATTTCCACCCCAATATAATCTTGGTGTTCCAGTTGTAGATGCTGATTTTACACCAACCCAGTAAGTGTAAGAAGTACCTGCTGTTAATCCTGTTAATGTCCAACTGTTGTTCGGTCTAAAATAAGCATGTCTAGCATTGCTGTCTATAATACCTTCTTCATGATAAGAAGCTAATGCACTATAACCATCTGTTGCATTTGCAGTAGACAATCCAGCAGATAAAGAACCCATACCTGAACTGCCAACAGTAGTTTGTCCAAATTGACACCAAATCTCAACATTTCCACTTGGTGGTGCTGTGAAAGTAACACAATGTTCATCTGTTGGCACTACAAAAGATGTTGTTAAAATGTGATTTGCATGAGCTTCATTTAACCCTATATCAGTATATCCAAGTATCATACCTGCATAAGCAGAATTAGCAGCACTAAATTCAGTTCCATCTTTTTTCATTATATAAGTACCATCATTATCTATAATCAATGAATCAGTTGCATCAATTGTTATATTATCTGCTGAATTTAAAGTAATATCTCCTGTTCCTTGAGAAAGAATAATTACTGCATAATTTGTTGCTCCTGTAAAATGCAATTTACTAGGGCTTGATGTATCTATTGTACCAAAAGTAGTCCCTGCATTATCAAAATTTATTTGTTCACCTGCTGCATCTAAAGTTATATCTCCACTAGAATCAATAGTTAATGCACCTGATACAATAGTATCTAAAGAACTTATAGTTAAATCACCACTAGAATAAGTAACATCTGATAAATCATTTAATTCTGTAGCACCTCCACCTGTACCTGTTTGAACAGATGCCCCATCTACTGTTATAGCTGAGGCATCAATAGCTCCTCTTACTTTTAATTCACTATCAGAAAGTTCTAAAATAGTATTCTTAGTATCTACTTTTATTACCTTTAGATTTGTATCTACATTAGAATCATCTCCTAAGGTTATAGGATTCCTCCTTTTAGGTTCGTAGTCTTTTTCAGTTACTATTCTAGATCTCTTAGGCATTATTATCCTTTAATCTTATCCACTATAGGCTTTAATACCATATCCCACACTAAATCATCTTTTTTAGATGGGCTTAATTTAATTGCTTTTTCTACTACATAAAGTCCTAATAAAATCCATTCCCAGTTAGCTGTTATAAATGTCAACATTTATTTTCTCCTTTATTAAAATCTTGCTTTTTTCTCTAATTTATCTAATCTGCCACTTAAACCATTAATAGGTGTATGTGCAACAGATTTTATCTTTGCTATGTCTTTTTCCATTTCTTCAATATATTTGCCATATTTGTCCACTTTTCGCTGTAATACAGCCATTTGCTTATCAAGATCATTTGGCTTTTCAACATAATCCAATACTTTATCAAGTTTAAATTGTTTCAATAATTGTTTTAAAACTAAATCCAAAACCTTTTTTACTATTACACCTTGTATCATTTATCTCCCTAAAAAATCACTTCCATAAATTATCAATATACCACTTATAAATACAAACCAAAATCCAAGCCAAAATGCAGTATATGCCTCCAATTAAAATCTCCAATTAAATCCTGTAGTTACATTGTGTTCTTCACGATTATAATTACTGGACTTAGTACCCTCAATAAATACCCCAATATGCTCACTTAGTTGAGTGCCTATTTGCAAGCCCAAGTCATATTGCATTTCATCTCCTTCGTAAGCCTTATCTGTAAGTCCTACAGATTTAGGAAAGAGATTAACCCATGTGTGTGAATAAAATTTTTCTGTGCCTAACAACAAGTCTAAACCTATAACAATACTAGCCTCTGCTTGCCACTCTTTTTCTTTATTATCTTCGTTATATTTTTTTATAATATGTGGCATATGATATTCGTAAAACTCTGAATCAGAATATGCAACTGCATTGGAGTCAGGATCTTCCCAATAGTAATCAGCATCCTCATAATAATAAATCCAATAACCATCTTCTGTAACAGGGTCTGTTTCAATCCACACATAATAACTATCTATTTCATCATTTTCATTTAAATCGTTTACAGGAACTAAATAATCTTCATATCCATATTCATAGGCTAATTCCCACCAAGGAAGCTCATAATCGTTATAAGCTGGATGTCCATATACTGGATGACCTCTAACAGCACCACCAATAGTAACATCAATTTTGTTAAGATTAAGCCTAAATCTCGCATCATAGTCAAATATTTGTAAGTCCCTACTTCCTTTATCAATATACT